CCACACCACCTCGGAGTCTTTAACGCCGTCCTTCCAGTGGAATGACCCACGGGTGATGGACTGGATGCCAGCCATTGAGTCGTTGTAGTCGATCTGTTGGTATATCTTGGTAAGATTGAACAGAGATGACTTTGACTCGTCCCTAAACGCGTGTGACTCTGTGCGTGGGAACTGACGATAGAATTCGTTCAACGCGTCCGCGTCGCCCTTCAGCGCTGCAACTTCATTGTCCCAGTACTCCACAACGCTCTGGTATATGTATCCGCCGTCGATGCCCTTTATCGGCTCCTCTGGCTTCTCAAGTACTGGCCATCCATGCTCGTCGATAAATCCTTCAAAGTTCCACTCCATGGGAATGAACAGCGAGTAAAGCCCGCTCTTTGTTTGTCCGTTGTTGCTTCTCTTCTTTGGGTCGGAGTCGTAGTACAGGTCCTTGAATCCAGATCCACCTTTTTCAAGTGCGTTAGACGTAGAGCCCATCATACACTTTCCGATGATCCTAGAACCAAGTCGAAGACACGTCTTTGTTACGCGCCAGTTGTTCTCAATGTTATTTGGTGGGAGCCATTTACCGCTCTCGTCATGTACGAGTAGCTTCAATTTCTCACCGTCATAGCTGTTGTCAGCCGTGTTCTTCCAGTCAATAGACGTGTCAAGACCCTCGATGTCCTCATCGTTCTTGTCCATGTTCTTCCTCGTAATCTTCGACGCTGGAACCCTGTATCCAAGCTCTGTCTTTGGCTTGTCCATACCGTCCTGCACCGGCTTGAAGAAGAACGGGTAGTTGCTCGATATCGGCACCACCTTGTCGGTGAACATGATCTTGGCATCGTTACCGGTCTTTGACAGAATGCCAAGTCTAGCGTTCTTTGATATCGTTGCCGTATTTACCAATTCTGCCGAACTCATAAACGAGAATCCAGAACGACGGTTCTTCAAGTAGCACATCCCAAAGCAGCGAGTGTCGGCCTTGCACGCCTCCCAGAAAATAAAGAATATCCTGTTGGACTCACGGAACTCTGGAAGACCGATGTCAATCTTGGTCCACTGTAGGTACATGTAGTGCGTTCCAGTAATGTAGGTCTTCTGTTTTTTATTGATGAACCAGTAACCGTTCTCGCGCCTGTCAAACTCGGTCTCGATGTAGTCGATCCACTTCGTCTTGAACTGGTTGTCGTACTTATTCCAGTCGAACATGCTCTTGATCTTCGCAAGTTCTTTTGGGTACTCCTGTGGCATCCACCGTGCGTCCCTGTCCTCGACATTCGACGGTCTTGGTAGAGCGATCCTCAGTCCGTTGATCTCGTAGATCGGCCCAATGGTACCGTCCTTTGAAATGACAACAAAGTCATACTGCGGGTCGTAGCCGTATCTCCACGACTTCTCGATGTTCTTCTTGCTGAGGATGTCGGGCTTTACGACCTCCTTCAGTATTTGGTACAGTTTTGTCATTTGGAGAACCTTTCAGCGAATCCCTTTTTAGTCTCAACGCCGGCCGGTGTCGCCTTCTCCTCTGGAGCTTCCAGCATGTTTCTCTCCTCCTGGATCCTCTTGAGGATGTCAAAGGCGTCCATGATGGCGAGCTTCTTGGTTGCAGCGGCGTTCTTCAGCTTGTCCGCAGACAGGTCCGTGTCGGTGTTGTTGGTCAGAATTGGCTCCTTGGCAACAGAGATGAGCTCATGAATTGCTTTCTCTGCCGCCTCGATGATCTTTTCTTTGAATTCTTTCTCCGTCATAACGCTACGCATATGTTTTTGCTCAACATCCGGTATAGCTTCTCTCCGTCAACCGTGAACGGGTACTCGCTCTCTGGCTGAAAACTTATCAAGTCGCCATCGTTGAGGCCCTTTGAGTACAGGTACTCGTTTCCGTACTTGAGAACACCAAGTAGTGGCTGTTCCCTTTCTGGGTCGACCAACACCTGGTCCTGTAGGTTGTCTACCGGTTTTACCATGCAGTATGGGTGTGGAGCTTTCCACTGTCCGTCGTGCCTGTACAGGAAGTACTGCTCGTGGTCAACCAAGAATGTCTTGTCGCGGAAGTGTGACGGTCCGTACACCTCCTTGCCACGCATGTCGAAATATTTCCGAAACACGTTGTGGTGAACCATCAGTGTGTCACCGGGAACGATCTCCCCAGTGTATCCAATCGGAGTGGCGATGACCGTGGCAAACCTGTTGGTTACCGTGTGGTCCTCCTTTGAGGCGCTCAGTACGAGGCCGTAATCCGTTGTGTTGTCGTAAAGCTTGTCGCCAACAGGCTCTACCACAAAGTAGAGCGGTGATTTCATTTTATTTAAAAGTCTATGTCGTATTCAATAGAGACTGGCATGTTGCTGTTGAAAGACTTCCAAAGCAGTATGCCAGAAGAGTTCTTGATCCATATCTCTATAGACCCTCCCTCACGCATGATAATAAGGTCAATGGTGTACTCACCACGCAGAACTTCCTGCCCATGAAGATAGTTCATGGCATTCTTGTAGTCAGCACCTATTGAAACCTTACGTATAATCATAATGCAATCCAGCCGGTTGACTTGTATTGGTACGTGCCCTCTGTTGCGTCGGTTTGGTAAACCAACTGACCCAACACTGGAGACACGATAGCAAGTCTTTGTGCTTGTGTAACTTTAGGAGCGCCGGCTCCGAATGTGTATACAGCAACTGCGTCTACAGTTGTGTTCTTGGTAGACCCACCTGCTGGTGTGTCTGACATCAAAAGCTTCTCAGTACCCACCAAGGCGGTGTCGGTAGCGTAGTTATTAATATTGCCCATCTTTTATTTCTCCTGTGCTTAAGTCAATAGACACGCTTCCGTACTTCTCGTGCAGCTCAGACTGGAACTTGCCCAACTCGTCAGCTACTATTTCGATTTCAAACAGAGCGCTCTGTTTTTTTGTTTTCAACCTTGACATAGAAACCTCTATGTCTGCAATGTCCTCCTTCATTGAACGTACTTTCATGTTCAAGTCTTTGAGTTTTTCTAGTTCGTTAGATTCAAGTAGTTTCATTTAAGTACAAATCTAATGATAATAATTAACAATAACAAGGTTCCGAGTGCAACTGCCAATGACTTCCAGAACGGATCGTTCTTGTAAGTCACTGTCGGAGGAAGCTTGAACGGGATTTTTGTGGTAATTCTAACGGTGTCTGACTTGCACTTGGTGTAAACTTTGATCACGTTGTCTCTTCTGATGACGCGCGTGAAGACAAAGCTATCCTCAAGGGTTATGGTGTCGTAGCAGGTAGTGACAAAGCTGTCGGTCAGCACACGCTCCTTTGTGACAAACTGCGTGTCATGAACAAGAACGGTGTCGCCACCTCTCAGCAGTGACGGGTCTTTTTTAATTGCACGCTTAAGGTGCCAGCTTGCACTGCACGACGTGAGTAGTAGTATGGCAACTGCGTACTTAAGCATTACTTAACTTCCTTTTACCCATTTTTTACTTGGAGACGCCGTCTTGCTAGGGCTCCACTTAACCTTGTCAGCCCAATACGCGGCAGACATCTTTCCTTTTGAAATGTTCTTGGCGTGACGAGACTTGAATGCCTCTCGCTGGCCGGCTGTTTGATTGGTCTTTACCCCCTGCTGTCCAAAGCGGATCGTCTTGATCTTGTCGCCCTCTTTGGCAACAACGATGTGTGACTTACTGGGATGTCCAGGAGTTTTCTTTGGCTTGTTAAAGCCAGCTACTCCAGCCCTCTCAAGCCTGCTGTCCTTCATTTTTATTTGCGAATTTGTCAATACTTGTGAATCCAAGGCACGCGATCACCACAAACTCAACCGCAGACACGAGGTCCTTGCTCGGTGCGATATCCTCTGGGCTGAGGCTGTTGTGCGCCATGGTACCGAAAAGGACCAAGGCCCCCACGATTCCAACGACGCGCTTGGAAGAGATTTCCCCCTTGTCGCCCTTAAACATTTCTAGCATCTTTTTCATACAGTTATTTGTTCCACATTCTCCGCACCATAAATGGCAACCAATGCATCGTACACGGCATTCACCAACAATGATTCTGCGGGGATTGTTTCATACGATACCACTGATAATTCAAGGTTTGAAAAAGTGGTGTTAAAATCTTCAATGCCTTGAATCGGGGCTTTACCTTCTGCCAATGCTTGTACACTTGCAAAAACAAAGGTTGCGATTTGGGCGGGAATGATTCCGTCTTTTTGACTTTTGATGTCGGCGTACCCTTCTGCGATTACTACTACTGAACCCGATGGGATTGATAAACCGCTTGTTAGGTTTACGCTTGTATTGATTTGAATTGCTTTCATATATTTATAGTGATGTTATAGTTTCCCAAGCGGTTGTGTATACACAAAGTTTTGCAAGTGTGGTGTCGTAAACAACCAATCCTGCGGCAGGTGTTCCAATGGCGTTCTTTTGGGTTGTTGTCATTCGTGGCGGTAAAAATCCACGAGTTGTTGAATCGGCTTGTAAAACTGCACTTGCGTTCAATGATGCGGTTACACCTGCCGCCGTATTATTAACAACAACCAATCCCCCAACACGAGTGTCAGCCATAATTCTATGACCAAATAGACTGCTTCCGTTGGTTTCTTCTGAAAAATACAGTCTTGCCGTATCTATATTAAAACCAATTTTTGACCCACCTCCAGCCGTTGAGTTCATCAAAAAACAAGGATATGAAGCAGTAATAGAAGCAACGCTTACCCCAAATCCACTTGACCCACTTACATAAGCACCACCCATTCCAACAGTTAGGTTGTCTTTAACTTCCATTGCCGTGCTCCCCGCACTATTCTGCACCAAAAGCGATGTTGTGGCGGATGTTGAGCCACTGCCTTTGATGCCTACCCTTGCTGATAAAGTTGTTAATTGTCCAAAAGTTGAATCGGCATTGGTAAGCAATCCAAATCCACCGAAATACATATTTGCACTTCCACAGTTTGCGTGTAATACTGAGGATACTCCCGTGTTACTATTGGTGGCATATAGGGCAGTATTGCCATCGGAATTTATAAAAGCCCCTATACCATTTACTTGCAAATTTCGTGTCGGTGCATTTGTACCAACTCCCAACCTTTTATTGGTGTTATCCCAAAAGAACTTTGTTGCATCACTTGAAAATGCACTACCATCGCTGAACTGAATAGCACCTGATACACCGCTTGGTGATGTTACCACCGCTATGTTACCCGAACCCAATACACTTGCACCGTTGATGGTCTTGATGTTTGTTCCCGATACCAATGTATCTTGTTTGGCGGCAACTTGGGTTGTGTTGGCAATCGCAACTGCGTTAACAGTTGGTGAACCCGTCAAGTTTACACCCGTTGTGGATACCTCCATTGGTAGGTCATTCCCAAGGCCGTCGGACAAGGTCTTTAACGTTCCGTCGATTGGCCCGTTGTCGCCTACTTTAATTAGGGCGTCGTATGTTGTTGATGGGGTTAACCCCGTTAGTGAAATTCCCATTTTAGTTCCAAGTTTCTGCTGTTACGTCATTCCAATTTATCGTTGTAATCGCCTCCCAAGGTCTGTATGTGAACAAGACTGCGTATATCGATCCAATGATTCCAATCAATGTTGGCACCCCTCCCTGAAACAGTGTCCCAGAAAATCCTCGCATTGATCCAAATTCTTGACTCATCCTTAATAGTCTCCCTTTACTGCAAAGATATTAATATTTCCGCCACTTATAACAGTAGCTCCAACTTTTATAATTTGGCCCGCTTTTAGCTGCAAGTCTGAGTAAACGTTGACCTGCCTCTGTGATGTAGCTTGATTGCTTGCCGTTACAGCCGGTAATGCAATCTCGTCAAATAGCTTTGGGTTGGCACCCGCAGTGTCTGTGATAAAGATCAGGACAAGCGTTGCAGCGTTGTTTCCTGCCACCTTAGCACCGATCTGAGTTATCTTCGTGCCACTTGAAGTTGCGGTCAATAGGTTGACCAAGTTTGTAGTTGTTGCACCCGTCCTGTCCGTTGTAGCGGCCGTTACCGTTACTATCGGGACGTCTGGGGTGAGTGCAAATATGGGATTAGTGTTTGCCATTTTTATAGGTTATTAAATAGGTATAGTTTTGATCCAACACTCTCCGAGTCAGAGCCCGCACTTACTGGAGTCGCAGTTACAATAACAGATGCGGTAGACGGAGAAAACGCGGTTGCTGGGTTTGACGCTAAATAAACTTGAGTAGAACTTGTACTCCACACAAACTCGTAGTAGTCGTTAGCACTTACATCTACCACATAGTTCCAGGCTGGAAGCACGTGTCCATCAATTCCACCGTGTCTTGAGGCTACAGACACAAAACCGTTACTACCGGTTACGTTTGTTCCGTTCTTCCTGAGCCACACACTTACATCATGCTCCTGCGTGTCTGTATTTACAAATTGTCCAGACCACTGTAGGTTGTACTTTCCTGCGAAGTTAAAGGTGATCCTTGAGTTGCTCTGTATGGTGACCTCGTTGTTTAGGTCCGTAACACCAAGCCTCATCGGATACCCGGTATTTATCGCTGCCGCGGTCTGGTTTGTGTAGTCTGAGAACGCACCGTAGAAACCCGTTGATCCTGCGCTTACGGGTGAGTTTATGGTAACGATCCCTGTTCCACCGGCCGGTGTGATACTGATGTTGGTTCCAGCTACGATTTGTGTAACTCCACCACCGCCGCCGCCTGTAGCATTTATGGTAACAGTGCCCGTTCCGTCAGCCGGTGATATGGTAACGTTTGTGCCGGCAACGATCTTGTTTACCGTAGACGCATTTACACGCTTGAGTATATAGTCAATTGACTTGCGTACATCTTGTAGGTATTCGGAGTATTTGGTTGGCGGCCTAAACATTTATGCAAAGATAACCATCATTTATGATGGTTACTTTTTCGTGCTCCTACCGTTGGCACCCTGACGACGGCGATTCAAAGACTTGCTCTCCAGCACCATCTTGCCGTCCTTGGTGTGCGACAGGTCTTTCCCCATTGCACTACGCTTGCCGTAAATTCCCCGCTCGCGTGCCTCGGCGTTCAGCTCAGCGCGATACGACCGGCGTTTGGGGGAAGATTGGTACTCTTTTTCTTTAGAGTAGTCCCTGCCAGTTGCTTTGTTGCTGCCGGCCCTAGTATTTTTTCCTGTAATCTTTGCCATCCAAGTACTCTCCTATAACATATGAAATTCCGATCGTAAAGGTAATGAATAAAACCCCAAACAAGAATGTCTCCATCATTTCTTCTTTACATTGCTCACTCGTGACCCCATTCCCACTCTTGACTTCTCAGCCTTCTTTGCTGCGAGCTTTGACGGGCTCATCTCTGACTTGGTGACTGGTGTCTTTGACGATACACGCTTTGACGGGCGGCAGTACTCGTTAGACCCACCCGCTCCGCACGCCTTCCCGCTCTTGGTGTCTACCCACTTCTCCTTGCCCCAACGCTTCAGGTCAGCACCGGCCTTTGTCTTCTTGACAGAGCCAGATGCCTTGCGGCACTTGGCAATGGCCTGTGACGCCCTCGCGGACGGAAAAACAGCGTACTGTGCCTTGACCTTGGTGTAGCAAGCGTCTTTCATTATCCTTGACCCTTGTAAGGCTTACGATAGTTTTTACTGGTCTTCAATGAAGAGTTCTTCTTCTTTGACACGACGCCTGGACGCTTGATGGATGCCTTTGGCTTCCACTTCGCTGCCTCTTTTGTGCTTTTTACTTTTGCTGCCATAGGTACATTCTGAAATAGTCGAACTCTTCTTTGCCGCCTTCCTCGACGTAGTTGAGGTAAGCGTCGTATGCAGGGCCGGTCATTTTTACCTCTTCGATGGCTGTGTCCATGCCATTAGCGATCATCTTAGCCGCGAATATTTCATTCGTGGCTTGCATCTTCTCTACCTTCGCCTCAGCAGCCACCACCGCCTCTTTGAGGTCGGCCTTCTCCTGCTGCTTTTGTGCAACAAGTGCTGCACTCTTAGACTGTGCCATCTGGGTGACCTGTGAGGCCATCTGTAAGTTGCTCTTGATCTTGGCCATCATCACCTCGATCTCGTCGACCGGTGGTGCCGTAATGGCGCCAACGGGGAACGCTAGCTCTACGGCAAACAAGAACGCGAATAAAGCGATTAGAGCGTACCTCATAGCTTTTTGACGGTATTTATAATACGAAGCTCAGTTATTGCAGCAGAGAGCGCAGAATCGCTTCTCTTGAGGGCGTAGGCCATCTTGTCGATCTTGATCTCTAGTGCGTCGATCTTGTTGTTGGCCTTGTCGATCTGCTCGGTGTAGCCAGATCTTAGGTCCACGTACAGGTAGCCAACGACTAGTAGCATGCAGAAAGCGACTGCGGCTACCGGATTAGACTTGAACTCGGAAAAACTTATGGGGAGTTTCATTTTTTTGCGATGCCTTTGATGTAATAGACGCAGGCGAGGATGCCCGAAACGAGACCGATGATGCCGACAGCCATTGATATGATCGGCTGCCATGCTGTGGCGAATGATGCTACGGCCGCAACCCCCGTAATTGTTGTAAGTGCGTTAGCGGCTGAGTCAGTCTGCTGTATCATTAATTACAAAGATAATTAATTTGTCGGGGGAAATGGTGGTGGTGTTGGTGGGATGTATTCGGCTTCGGGTAAATCTAAAACCCAAGCGTATTCAGTTATTGCAACTTCTGGTTTGTCCTCATCGCTAAGAAACAAAAACCAAACGCCGTTGATATCTTGAACGCAATTAAAGAACTGATAAGGTGCGTAGTATTGCCCTTGTATCAAATCCTTTTGTTCGGGTGTGAGTGTGTAACCTATCATACTTGTCTTGAAAGGGTTGTTTGAAACGCTTGTACTGCGGTGTAAAACGCTGAACCCTGTGTGTTTGTTAATCCGTCACCAATTGAGGCAAAAGCGTTTTCACGATTTGAGAAATAATCCGCATTACCAACAAAATTTCTTGCTCCTATGTATATATTAAAATTTGCTTTACCTATGGAATTTTGTGCAAAATCCGTTCTTGAGTTATTTATATATATATTTTTAGTAGTTGAAATAATTCGGCTTCCAAATCTAAAACCTCGTGAATCAGTTGTGGCAATTGTATTTAAATCCTCATCGTTTATTCTTACATATTGTGCATTCCCAAATCTTGAAAATATATTTATACCCGTTGTACTGTTAAAATTGCCTAAATCACAAAAAAGACCATTAGTATTAGTTCGTAAATATACAGATGCGTGTGAATCATTTAAATTTAGCGATGTATTACTATTTAAATTAGTATTCATAAACGCACTCGTTCCATTAGGCGTTGCTCCCGTACTTGCAAAAGTCCAACCCGAACTGAAAGTACCCGTAAAACTTGAACTCTTTAAGTTCTGCGCACACGCTGCCGCACTTGCCCCGACCATTGGATACACAGCACGCATAGCCGTCCAAATTCCTGCCGCTTTCATGTCTAAAACCAGTTGGTTAGTGGCTGTCTGCTCAGTTACAGACAATGTCCCCCCCGCTGCCGTTACGCGGTCAAAAAATGCCTGAGCGTCCGGGTCTACCGGTGTTCCGAAACCGGCTCTTTGATATCCGAAAAATGATGGTATCGCGAACATATTATAGTGATGTGTCTCCGCCTAAAATTGCTAACGTGTTGGTATACTTGATGATGCTCACCACTGAGTACTGCCCGTTGTTCTTGCCATGACCCTGTCTGTTGCCGATCACCAGTCCACCCGTACCTGCAATGGTAGAAGTTGCAGCGTCCAACTGAATGAGCGTTACGTTAAATCCATTGGGTAATGATGCGTCAAATGTGATCGTCAAAGCACCTGTCAATGCAATTACGCTTGAGTTGTATGTAGAAGCGTTAGCTGAGCTAAGCACTAAGTTCACAGAACTACTCGCCGTATTTGGCATGAAGTTCTGAAGAACTTGAGCGTTTAAATTTGTTGGGATTCTAGCCGCAGCAAGGACACCACTAGATATGTTTGCAGCGTTGGTAGTGTCTGCGTTTGCTACGTTGCCAAGTCCAACAGCCGTCTTGTCAAGTGTTTGGAACGTCTTGTCTCCCCTGTAGTACTGTGAGGTAGTTCCTGCAGTGATCTGGTCCTGCTTTCCGTTGAACGTGCTCCAGTCAGTGCTTGTAAGAGCGCCCCTGTTGGATGCAGATGCATTAGGAACGTTCAATGTGATGACAGGCGTAGTTGTGCTGTTAGCAACCGTAGAACTTAAATCTGTTCCAGTAGTGCCTAGCGTCAACGCTGCTACACTTGTAACAGTGCCGCCTCCTCCGCCTCCTCCGCCTGTAGCATTGATGGTCACAACGCCCGTTCCCCCTACTGGAGAAATGGTAACGTTGGTACCAGCCACAATCTGAGACACGCCGCTTGCACCAGCACTATACTGTGGGATGTTCAAGGTTCCACCCGCCAATACGGCCGGGCCACTTGTTCCAACAGTTGTTAGGGTTAATGTTTGTTGCTTTCCGTTTAACTGTGTCTGGATATTGTCGCTAAGGCCATTAAGATAACCAAACTCGCTATTATCTACAGTACCGCCGCCTATTTTAGTAGCGTCAATGCCTGTTGGCAAGTCGCTAGCCGCTAGGTCAGCACCTGCGGTAACCAATCCCTTGGCGTCGTAAGTGATCTTTGTCTTTGTCGCACCGGTAATTGCAGCGTTCTCGTCCACCTTGGTGTCAAGTGCTGTTTGGGTTGCGGTGCTTATTGGAAGCTGTCCAGGAGCTGTCTTCTTGGTCTCTCCAGTGCTGGTGTCTTCAATGATCATCCAGTCATTGGAGGGATCGATTCCACCAATGGTGGTGAGGTTATATATAAAAACGTCTGCCATGATTATGGTTGTCTTGTTGATACTATGAATCTATCTCCGCTGTCGGTAACGATATAATTGCCATTGTCAGCAACCAACAAGCCCGTAATCAAGACGATTGCCTTGGACTTGATGCCGCGGATCATGTTGCCAATGATAATTACCATAAGGCTACGATGTCTGTTGCGTTTGTTCCTGTAGCCCAAACACGAAGCACTTGTACGGGTACAAATGTTCCTGCTGAAAGTCCAACAAATGTCACCTCGTCTCCACCGACGGTGGTAACCTTAATGTCTCCGTCTCCACCAACGTAAAGAACACAACCGTTGTTGGTTCCTCCAGTAATAGATGGGATGTTAACGGTATTTGACGGTGTCACAGCCGCTGCTCGACCTGCTTGTAATTTCTGATACATAATACTACAAATATAATGATATTATACGACTCTGTCGTATAATCTACTTTTTCTTTTTCTTGTAAGGCACTAGCTCGTTCAGCTTCTCCTGCCTCGCGTCGCAGCCGCAGTTCTCGCCGAACAGCGACTTCACAATTGCCTCGATCCCGGTCGCCTTCGTGATGGCCGCCACCGTGTCTCCCAAACCTTTTTGCTTGTCCATGTAGCAAATTTAGTCTATTTTTGTTACAGTGTTCGGGAGAATCCCGAATAATCTACTAAAATTTAACTCAATGGACAAAAAGGAACTGGTTGACTGCCTGCGTTATCTCACGCCGGCTAAAAAAATGATGTGCGAGCGGTATAATTTCACCCGGTCACACATGGAACTGCTGATTTTCATCTACTCGAGGCGTGAGTTCCAGCTGAAGCGCCTGTACGAGTATGCCGCACTGACCCACTGGGAGTCTAAACTGTTCTCGGACCTCAAGGCCCAGAAGTTTATCAGGATCGTGAGGCCACACAAGACGTCGCTGGGGACCGTTTACGGCTGTACCAAGAAGACCGACAAGGTCGTCGAGGAGCTACTGGACATAATCACCGGGCAGGCCCCCTTCTCTGACGATCCGAAAGTGAATCCGATGTTCAAGAAGGAGACCTACACGCAGCGTTACCACTCCAAGTACATGCTTATTGCGAATCGAGAACGAGAACAACGTCCCGCTCCTGGATTATATGATACGGAAGACGATGAATTCTAACGCCGTGGCCGGCTCTTCTGTCATAATAAATGACAGATGACTCTGCTATGTCAGCTATTACATCACCCCCAACATAAACGACACGAGCCTTGCCGTAGCGTAGCTCGTTCTCGTCCGTGTTAGTCATAATCAGCCCAGAGGCGGCAGTTGTCTCCTCCTTGATGGGCTCTACTACAATGTATTTACCGATTGCTCTCATGCCCTTACGTTTGTGATGATACAGTTGGTGCTCAAGATGGTCGTCGCAACGCTCACAGCGTTCTCCAACGCACTCTTGGTGACTTTCAGCGGGTCGATGATGCCCATCTCGATCATGTTGCCGATCTTGCCGTCCTTCACGTCGTAGCCGTAGCCGAACTTCCCCTGATACGCCAAGGCGATCTCGCCCTTGATCTCGTTCACGTCGTATCCGCCGTTCTCCAAGATCGTGTTGAAGGGCTGTTGCAGTGCGTGCTTGAGGATGCTCTTTGCCGTAGAACATCCGCAGGTCTCACCGGCGATGTTCAACAACGCAATACCACCGCCAGGCAGTATGCCTCCCTCCATCGCGGCCTTGGTCGCGTATACCGCGTCCTCAACCCTGTCCTTCTTCTCTTTCAGCTCCACGTCGCTCTGTGCTCCAACGTAGATAACACCAACGCCTCCTGCGAGGTTCGCTAAGCGCTCTTCGAGGTGCTTTTTGACATACTCGTTCGTCTCGTCGCTTAACTTCGCTCTGATGCCCTCTACGCGGCTCTCAACGCGTTGTGATACCTCGTCATCGGTCATGATAACGGTGTTGGTATTGCTCACCACCACTTTCTGTGCGTGGCCAAGGTCAGCGAACGCGATCGTGTACAGGTTGTCGCCCGTCCCGTCAGAGATGAACTTTGCTCCGGTCGCAGCTGCGATGTCCTCCATGATCTCGGTCCTGTTGGCACCGAAACTAGGTGGCACAATGGCACACACCTTGATCACACCCTTCAGTCTGTTCAAGTTTAAGCTGTTCAAAGCGTTCTCGGCGAGCTCCGCGATGATCAGTATGCTCTTTCCGCTCTGCACTACCGGCGCCAGTAGGTGCTCGATAGAGTTTAAGCTCTGGATCTCTTGGTCAGAGACGAGGATATAGCAATCTTCCAAGATTGCCTCGTTCTTTTTTTGGTCTGTGACGAAGTACTTGCTGGTCCAGCCCCTGTCCAACTTCATGCCGGCAACCACCTCAGAGTAGGTTGTTGCGTTATTTGAGTTCTCGACGGTCACAACACCGTCCTTGCCCACCATTGAGTAGGCGTCTGAGATGATCTGCCCCAGCTCTGGGTCGTTGTTGGCCGAAATGGTGGCCACAGATGCCAAAGACTCGTCGGTAACCGGTATCGACATCGCGTCTAAGGCCTGTGCTACAGCACCTGCAAGCTCTTTTACCTCTCTCAATACCTTTGTCTTGTTGTCCTCTGGCTTTAAGAACAGCTGCGAGCCATGGATCAGGCCCTGCGTCAGTACAATTGAGGTCGTTGTACCGTCACCGGCCGCTGTTGCGGTCCTCTCAGAGGCCTCACGCATCATCTGCACCGCCAAGTTCTCGGTCGGATCGCTCAGAATGATGGATCTTGCCACGCTGACTCCGTCTTTTGTGATCGTCAAACCATGGGTATGTTGATCTGATTCTATCAAAACAGTCTGACCCCTAGCACCTAGTGTGCTTTTAACTGCATTTGCTATAATATCTATTCCAGATACTAGCTTTTCTCTTGCTTCGACACCGAAGTCTACCTTTTTAACAATCATAAATTTGATTTAATTTGATGCAAAGATAAACAAAAAAGAGGCCGTAGCCTCTCTTTCTGTCAAATTGTCTTAGATTATTTTTTGGTAGACTTCATCGTTGGCTTCTTTGTCACCATTCCCTTTGAGGATGGAGAAGAGCTCTTGGATGGTCTTGGCTTGCAGGTGCCCTTGTTTCCACCGCTCATGGCGTTTACTGGACAAACCTTCTGCATCGCAGCGGCTGACACGCCACTACCGGTGCCTGCACCCGGTCCAGATGGACCAATGACTGCACCACGCTGCAACTTGTCGTTGCGCTTACGCATCTGCTGGTCGTTCAATGGGCGAGAAGCGATGTCCTTGCGGTGCCTGTCGATGGTAGCGTTGATCTCACGCTTGGTTTTGTTCTTGAAAGTGTTTGGAGACAAGGTCTCACGGATCTGCTCGCGTGCAACGCGCTTACGTCTGTCGAGCATCTCTCCAGTCTCGTTGATCACACGGCCAGTGCTGTTACGCTCGGTGATACGCTTCACACGCTCAGCACGACGTGCACTCACACGGTCCTGACGCTTTACGTATCCAAGGGTGTTGTCGTCCTGCATGTCAGCGACTCTCTGGCGAGCGTTTACGCTAATGCCACGGGCCTCCTGCTTGGCAAGTGTTCCGGCGCTCTTAACCTTTGCCCCTACAATGGCTTTCGCCTTTGTCTTGATGGCTCTTGCTTTCTCTTTAATGTTTGGCATGTTATGGTCTTTTTTTGTTTCCGAGGTAAGACTTACCGGTCAAACGACGCTTGGTGTTGATCATGTCTGCGGCAGCACCCACAACAACGGCACCTGCACCCGCAACTTTGGCCATGGTCTCTTTGCGCTTTGCCTTTTTCATCTCAGCGGTCTTCGCTGGTGTCATTGGAACCTTTGGGGCGGCCTTCTTGGCTTCCTTCTTGGTAGCCGGTCCCATCATTGGCTTCTTTGGCTTCATCATTTCTTTTTTACTTTAATGCTGCTGGTTGGTACTGCCTTGACAAATGTTTTGTTCTTGCCCTTTGGCTTTAAGTTCGGGTCTCTTGTGATGTTGTATGCAGAGACGCTGTCCTGGTACGAACGTGATGGAGCGGTAGCTCTGTATGTGTTCGTCATCGGAACGTTCTTAGCTGGTGTAGTTTTTTTAACTGCCATAATGGTACAAATATACTTATAAATCTCTACTCTCTAAGACCGTGTAGGTCCACTTGGTTCCCTTGTCTAACTGCACGATCCGCATGAACTCGTCGAAGTCCTTGATCCGCTTGAACACCGTACATCCCTCCGACCAGTTCTCAACTACCGCCGAGTCGGCGCCCGCGTGGTGGATGTTGATACCAAAGATTCCCGTGTCAACCTTGGTCTCGTCGAATACCATGTCCTTGTTCGAGTCTCTGTATACCTTCACCGGCCCGCACTGCTTCAGCGCCTTGTACTTGCCCTGGTGTAGACCCACGTGGTGTGACCCGGGATACTGCCCCGGTACTATGCGTGCAACGCCCCCAGCATTGTGGAACTGCTTAACCGCTTTTGTCCCCGGATCAGTCGTGCATGCCCACTTGTGGAACTGCCATACGCCCTTGTCGTCCTTGTACGACAATGTCATCCAGTCGTCAAAGATGTTCGTTACCTTCTTCCCGGGTGCAGAGTTTCTTACACCAATTACATTCATGTTGTAAGACCCGTTGTCAAAATACTTGTAGCCAAGTTTGGCGCATGCCGCCATGACCGTCTCTCTAGTTATCTCCATACGGCAAAGATAAGACAGACAAAAGAGAGATGAAACCACGGATGTGGTCTCATACCGTTGTGTCGCTTTTTGGTCTCCCTACTCTATATATATTATATTACTATACTTTATATTTTTTTATTAATTAGTATTCAACA